AGTTACCTTATCAGCGCCAAACTTCCATTCAGCTTGTCCACGTGCGGTGGTAAACTTCTTCTCAAAAGATTCGAATTCATCGTACTTTGGAAGTTGAACGTCTTTAACGGCTGCTTCAGAAACCTTTTGACCGACTACTTGATTCTGGAAGAACTCGGCCTTACCTTGACGAGTGGCATTGAGGCGAGTAACGGCCAGTTCGGCATCACTCACTTCACGCTGCTCCGATGCTGCTTTAGTCAACACACCCAAAATGCTAGGCCCGTCTACCTTTAGCTTGGAACCGGCTTGGGTAGTAATATAGGACTTAATAGTGGAATGGTTGAGGTCTTGAGGGCCTGTGTTGCCCATGAAGACGGAAGCCTCAACGATTTTAGCGCCACGGACTTCTACTGGAACATAGAAGCTGGTGACGCCTTTTGGAGTTTCATAATCTGCTTGAACCACGATAAACTTATCATTACCATCAGCAACGGCAAGATTAGTTGGTTGTAGGTTCCATGCAGACAAAGTAGTTCCCACTGACTTGATAGCTTGGTCAGCTACAGGCTGTGAGTACATCTTAACGGGAAGGTGATTATCGAACGCGCTCTGAAGAGCATTAGCCAACACCTGGTCACCAACAGTGTAAGGGTTGACATTGGTAGCCTCATCTCTTTCCATTGTGGTAACAGATGGCTCGGCTGGAGCTTCTCCCAATTCATCTTGGAATAACTGGCCGAACTTCGTTCCACGAGAGTAAAGCTTCTTGTAAAGATCCTTAAGATCGGCTTTACGAATGAAAAGAGTATTGTTGTCTGCCATCTTGTCAATGACTCTAGCCATCGAACCGATGGTTTGGTCATGCGGATAGGCTGCAACACACTTGGCCAACTTGGCAGCCAATATTGGAGTGGCTAACCTTTGATTGTCCTCTACCGACTTTGCCAGAGAACCTACCAATTGCTGTAATTTATCGAGCGTCATTTAACACCTATTCCGTTTAAACCAGTTCTGGATATTTCTTCAATACTTCTTGCTTGGCTGCGGGGCTCAATTCATTGAGTAAAGCCTTGACTAGCTTCTTGTTCTCAGCCAATTTTTCAGGCAAGTACTGTTCAACCTTGTGCAGCTCTTCACGAGGAATACCTAGCTTAGAAGACGCAACTCTAACGAGTGGATCTCCTTTGTAAGAGACCTGTACGTCTCCCGCAGTCTTGGAAACTAATACGCCCCAATCACAAGCGGTCTTGGTGTTTTCTTCTTCGTCATCGTATAGAGCAACGATGTAATCGCCATCCTCAGCACTCTGGACTTGCCAAAGCTCGGCAGCATTGTCGCCGTCCTTGAACCTAACTACATCAAAAGCTACAGTCTCTAACTGATCCTTTACATCAGCAAGACGGTACGCCTTCTTAGTAATCAAACTTGAGTAATCTATCGAAAATTTTGACATCGCGTCTCCCGTTAAACAGAATGTACCCTATCTTAGATAGAGAAATATTGATAATATTCTGCACTTTATTGATAGGTATCCCTACCTATCAAATTGCAAATTATTACCACTTTTCTTCACGGGTGTCGCGGATTTTGTTCAAAATCTCTTTGATTTTCTCATCGTTCTCGATGATCTTACGGATTTTCTTCCTTGCGCCACCATAGATTTTCTTACCATTCTTGTAATCTACGTTGCCATTCAAGGACTTAGTAATAGAGCTTTGATTGACGTTCAGCATCTTGGCTATCTCCATTTGGGTATAACCATCAGCATATAGTCTAATCACTTCTCTTTGACGTGGCGTCAATAGTGTATCCACTACGCGCCAAAATTCCTTTTTGAGTTGATCTTCCAACTCGATAAGCTCTTCATTATACTCGAATGGATTCAACCTTGCCGAGATACTATCCTCGTTGCAAAAAGCTTCCATCATATCATTCGAACAAACCGTTTCTAGCAGGACCCACTGATACTTATCTGATCTGTTTTTTCTACGCTCCATAAAGACCCCAATCTCCGTTAAAACACAATCACAATATATCAATGATGGATCGCTGACAATTCTGAAGAATTTTCAGTCTTTAACGGCAAAAGGGATCTCCGTGTAATTATCAATTCCGTTCTTGATAATGTACTCGTCAATGTCCTTGTAACCTTGTGGAATATACAAATCACGAATATTGGCTAACTTGCCAAACTTATCAGCAATGCGTTTCCTCCCTTTTTCGCCAGCTTCATCGTTGTCCAATAACAAAGTTATGTTATTGGTGTATCTGGCAATGACAGAAAATTGATAGAGGGATAGGCTAGATCCGCCAATTGCAACAATATTTTTAAGGCCAATCTCCATTGCCTTCATTACATCAAACTGCCCCTCCACTACATAAACGTATCCTTGATCGAGAATATGTTGCTTATTTTCATATAGACCGAAGACGTAATTGCCCTTTTTAAATTCAGTATTTTTGTACTTAACTATGCGTTTTTCCTTCATTTCTTTCTCGGGTAGAAGGGTACGCCCAATCAATCCTACCGTTCTACCATAGGGGTCACGGAAGGGCATAATGAGGGGATGGTCCTCAAAATAGTTCCAAGGAACACGTCTAGGAAAGAGGGTATCCTCAATCATACGATATGATAGCAGCCCCTTTTTACGCAAAAGCTCCTCGTCTACAAGCTGAGTAAGAGCTTGCATATTGGTCATATTAGGCCAGTACCCAAATTTGAATAGTTCCTGGGTTTCTTCCTTCAGACGGGAGTTTAGGTAAGTTCTGCAATCCTCGGCTTCTGGAAAATTCTTCAACAGATACCGGCAAGGATCGACGAGCTGGTTCAAAATCATACGTCTTGACCAGCGGTTTTGAGCTTTTCTCTCAGCATAATCTTGAACGGCTCGCTGAGGTGATCGTGCGACTTCCCACATGCTGGACACACTATATCCTCGCCCACCAGCTTCGGACGCGCTTCTTTTCCACACTTTTGACATTTCACCCCGAATGACACTTGATTTTTGGGCCTAAATTGCTTTAGGCTCTTCATTTGGACTTTCACGAAATGTGTAACGTTTGTCATTTCCTTATTACACTCAGAACAATAAACCTTATCATCTTTAGGATCTAGATAAGGCTCCATCTGTTTTCCACAGCCTTTGTTGTTACATACCATCGAAAACGGCATTATTTCTCCTTTAGAGCCTCTACCAACTTGGTGGTATCTTTAGGATACTGGACATCCAAGATTACTCTTTGATCTCCCTCACCAGCTACCCCTAGTCCTCTCAGCACTACTTCTTCTTTATTCTTTGATAATGGATTCACATTAATTTCTTTCAGACCGTTAATGGTGCTGATATCACGCTTGCAGCCTTGTAAAGCATCCAACAGGGGGATTGACAAAGTGGTCACCACGTCCTTACCCTCTAAGCTGAGCCCAGGTTCCGGGGTAACAGTAATGTGTAAAAAGGCGTCGGTATATTGATCCATCCCCATGAAATTAGCGGTAAAGTTACCCATTCCTTGTAAACGAAGAATATTACCATCCACTACACCCGCAGGCACAGACACGTGCACGCATGCGTCTGTGTGTAGGAGTCCACGGCTATTACACTCTTTACATGGTTCGGTTTTAGTTCGACCATTACACTTAGAACAAGTTTGAATAAAGATCATATTGCCACGACGGCCTGTCACCTGCCCCTTACCTCCACAGCCGGCACATCCATTATTGAGCGGCGCTTCTCCCTTGCCATCACATACATGACATTTAATTTGACGCTGAAAGTTCATTTCTTTTTTGCAACCTAAGACTGACTCTTTGAAAGAAATGGTGGTATACAGGTCAATGTTTTCAGCGTCATAATAGACTTGACGACCAAAAGGGCTAAATGGGTTAGACGCATGACCCCAACCACCTGACATGGGACTTGGTTCTGGAGTATCTCCATTTTGGAAGCGTTGATATGCTTCGTTGATTTTCTTGAACTTCTCTTCCGCATCCGATGCCTTGTTGACATCCGGGTGGTACTTTTTGGTAAGTTCTCGGTACTTCTTCTTAGCCTCATCTGCCGAGGCGTCTGGAGCAATTCCTAGAGTTGAACAAGCTTCCTTGAAATTCATTTCTTCTTACCTTTGCGCGTCTTCTGGCCGGTCAACAAAAAAGCGTAATAGAGGGCCACGGCCACACCGTCTGCCATGTCGTAACTTTCGACTTTTATTTTGCCCTTTTTATTCTGCTGGTAAGGAAATGTAATTCCTAAATGTTTTGCCACAAGGTCGGGCATTTCTTCTTTTTTTGGAAGCTCCTTACCCATCTTCAATCCATGACGAATGGTCATGACGCTGAATAGCTCTGGATTTTTCTTCAAGTAGTCATAAGCCAATAGACAAATCATTCTATTGAATGTGGTTAATGTAATGATAGTTTTGGCCGTACTCTTGCCTTTCATGAATTGAATGATATCTTCAATACCAATTACATCGGGCTTTACTTCATCGATAATAGCCTGAACTTCATTTCTAGTTTGTACTATACGATCAATAATACTACCTTTCTTGGTGGGTTTAAGGTAGTCACATTTGATGAAGTCTATCTTGGAATCATTAACTTCTAATACGCAGTATCCAATGGTGGTGGAGGATGCATCGAAACCTAATACTCTAGTCATACTAGGTAATATATCGATACAAATGAAAAAGGCTCAAGACGTTAGCCTTGAGCCTTTGGATATCTAGAGAACGATCAGATATTACTGAGCGTTGGTGGTTTCATCATAGGATGGGAAGGAGTTTTCCAACTCTTCGTCATCAGACATGCTGACGGCTGGAGTGGTTGCCTTTGCAGCAGGCTTAGCAGCCGCAGTGGCCTTCTTACCATTTGCTGGAGCAGCTTGTGCGCTGTCACCAACACCATTGATTCTGTCCAATCTCTTCTGAACTTGTTCAGCGGTTGGAGGAGTCACTCTACGCTTTAGATCGTCGAGATCAACGTTGTCCTTGATCGCCTGATCAGCGGCAGAGAGTGGTTCCTTGGAGATTGGCTGTACAGAGTAGTAGCCAGTAGCTCCACCATTCTTATCGACAACAATGTCGATGTCATACTTGCTTGGGTCACCCCAACGCTGAGTGTTGCGTGCAAGCTTTCTAATCTGAGAGAAAACTGCGAAAGAGATATCAAGGATCTGGTACTTGTTACCATCACGGCTGATTACGCCGAGTAGCCAACGTGGCTTAGCCTTATCACCCATTGCGCAGAGTGGGCAGCTACCATGAGCGGCTGAACAAGAGACCTTCTGGCCGAAACCAGAATCGCCTTCCTTCTTATACTTGTGCACCAAGTACTGGTGAGGCTGAGTAACCAGTCTCATTTCGTTGGAGCCTTCCTTCAAACGAAGGAACAAGTCCTTGCTGTTGCTTTGTTTCTTTTCACTTCCACCAAATACATCATCATTCCAAGATACTTCACCGAATGTAGTCATATGATCTCCTACTGTTATTCATCTATCGTACACTAAGGTACATTATTCTACTTAACAAAACTCCCGATCGTATTATCAACACATTAGCGTGTAAATCTTACGTAACGAGTACGTGCGTGGTCAGTTGTACGGCCAAATCTTACGCCAATACCTCTGTTTCGTAGTCTGTTTGCTACTCTGTTTATTACCACTCTGAGAGCCCCAGGAGAGCCTGGAAGAAGAGTCCTTTGACGACGGCTCAACACACGGTTGAGAGCGGTGGTCAAATTGGTCATCGTTCCAGTCCAACGGCTACCAGATTGGGTCTTTATAATCGATACCACACCACGGTATACAATTTCATTTACATCATTTGTCTCAGGCAAAGTTGCCTCAACATTTCTCTTGCTCATCTATTACTCACTTTCCTACCGTAACAGGTGTTACATTTTTTACAGCACTAAACACTAAACTTCTGATATGGTAGATCCTGTGAATTGGAAACATCATCTCTAATATATGTTCTTTACCGAGGCTTGTCAAGATATCATTAAAGTTCTTGATTATTTCCTCTTCATCCTTATCGCAGAAAATACCTTTGACTTGAATAAAACCGTTAATTGATTCAGGCTTATCTAGAGAAATAAATCTCTGAAAGTTGCGGGTCTTTCCTGTTAAACCATCATCTAATGTAATTAGAAATGGTGGTTTCTTCAAGCTAGGGGCTGGTGCACCAGTTAGTGCATTTGGGCCTAAATCAATTGTTGGCATATTACTTATCCTTCTTACTCTTCTTCTTGCTAGTTTCTTCTGAAGCGTCTAAGGTAGCTGCCTTCTTGGCCTCCTGCTCTTGTCGTTGGGCATCCCACTTTGCTTCACGCGCCTGACCGATCTTGACAACTAACTCATCAGCTAGTGCTTGATCTTCTTTGACGGCTTCGCAGAACTTAGGGAATCCTACCCATTTCTTATCCCCGTACTCGTGAGTAACGGTGGAGGTCTTTAGGACTACATTATAGTCCAGAGCAAGCTGGGCAATTTCCTCATGCTTATCTATAACGCCGATACCGAAGTTTACTTTGAATTCGCACTTACGTGGGTAAGGTCCAAACTTCGATTTCTCGATGGTGGCCCTCATCGTATGTCCGACCTTTTGCTCTTTTTCATCCAAGATTTGTGCGTCAGCACGTGCAACAGCTTCAAAGTAAACGTTGGCACTCAAGAAGTGAGCATAAGTATTACCGCCAGAATACGAGTGGTCTACACCATAAGGATCCATGTTAGCTTTCTTGTGGTTGATAAAGATGAAGGGAACTTCAGCTCTGTTTGCATCAAGGGAAAGCTTACGGAAAGTAGTAGTAAGGAATCTGGCCAATAGCGCCATATTCATTTTTCCTACGGCTGAGGTATCTTCACCAGGCGGAATAATAGCTCCTAGCGAATCGAGAACAACCATATTGATGTTGAACTCGCCAGCCATAATCTTGTCCAAAAGACCATCTTTAGACTTACCAACTAATTCGTGAGTCTTCTTATCTTCTTTTGGAACACCAAGAATCATTTCAAAACAGTTACGACCAATTACTGCGGTCTCACCATCTACAATGATGATTCTAGATGTATCAAGTCCTAAAGTTGCGGCCCAGGTGGCATCAAACGTTCCTTCTGCATCGATGAACATTTGTTGCGAGTTGGGATCAGCAAGCTGCGCTTCTTTCATAGCCAACATAGCCATGAGTGTTTTACCGCTACCGGGAGCGCCATAATATTGAATCAATCTGCCCTTGGGCAATCCACCTGAAGACAACGCATCATCGAGCGCCAAAGATCCGGTTGAGATCACCGGAAGTTTTTGACCAATGGTCTCGTGTGCTAGTCTGAAATCCAATTGTGAATCAGCGTCCGCAAAACTTCTGAAAAAAGCCTCTAATTTGTTCGACATTCTATCTCCCATCATTCGTAGCCAGCGGGCGGTGGCTCAGTGGTGCCTTGACTATATCCGAGGATCGTACGTCGTAGGCCCGCCGCAATGTCTTTAAAATGGTGGTGAGCTTTGACTAAAATCTCGTATTTTCGTTCAAGGTATACTTTGCTTCCCTTGGCTTCTGCTAATCGTTCTTGTACTGCTACTACTTCAGGCGAGCATTCAGCCGCCCATTTCTTCATGTCCACGGTCGTTCGTGCTCCATCTGGAGCCACATATTCTAAGGACACTTTATTCTTCGTACTACTTAACTCTGCTTCTAGATGTGCTACTGTCTTTACGATTTTACCGAGATACTCGGCTAAGATATCTGCTCCTCTTAATGCTTGTTGCTGCAAAAATTCAGCGTGCGCCAAATCGATTGCGTCATTGTCTTTCAATTGGACCAGCACTTGCTGCACCTCAGTGATATCGAAATCCTTAAAGTTTTCATACTTTTCGGACCCCATCACATCACCAAGTCTTACCTGTTGGCTCATGTCTGTCTTCCTTCTGTAATATATAATGTAACGAACTTTCTCTCGACAAACTAATTATTTGCCGTTCGGGCTTTCTTTGAGCTGGGCAATGGCCTCATCCACGCGCTTGTACATCAAACGGAGGTGCTGATGTTGCATCAAAGACATTAGAAATAAGAATACTTCGAAACTGGTTTGGCGCTTAGAAGGCGGCTTCAAAAAGAGAATAGTGCCCTCATCATTAGTTTCGAACAAATCAATGAATAGGTCTTCACCCTTGTTAGTCGGAGTAGTATAAGACCTGACGATTTTCTGGTACATCGACCATTCATCTTCAGTCATTTCTACTTTCTTGTTATCAACTACTCTAATTGACATAGGCTACCTCAAGCCCTAGAGAATCCGCCTTTACCCGAGGCCAGCTTCTTTTGGGCACTTTGAACTTTAGATTGCATACGACGCAAAGACTCTAAATCGGCGTCATTAGGTTCTCCACTGCTGCCCTTCTTGGCCTTAGAAGCCATAGCCAAAACAACAGATGGAATTTCGTCGTCATCGTCACTTGGGGACGGTGGCAGACCTGAAGCAACTATATCACCGCTGTCGATAAGCGACTGGAGTTGAGCCACGGTTTCAGGATCGGCGCTCTGCATATCTTCAGGAGAAATCATAGCAGCCATGCCAGCTTCCGAGACGATGCCTTTGGCTCCTTCTTCTTCGATTTGCTCCTTAAGTTTCTTAAGATGTTGAGTTTTTTCTGCGATACTTTTAGGGCCGTCTTTTTTACCTTTTTCTGATGGTCTGAGCGCTTCGGCTCGTTCGAAAAAGCTGTTAGCCTTGTTATCGGACATGGCCTTTTCTACTACCACCTCTTCTT